ATCAACTATTCTTCCAGGTACTTTTGCATTTAATGATTCAGTTGCTGAACCATGGTTTGCGCCAGCTGGTATTAACAGAGGTACTCTTAATGGTGTTATTAGAGCTGAAAGAAGATTAACTCAGAATAATAGAGATGAACTTTATGATAATAATGTTAATCCTATTGCTACTTTCCCTAACGCCGGTGTAGTTGTATTTGGACAAAAGACTACTCAGAAAAAAGCCTCAGCATTAGATAGAGTAAATGTAAGAAGATTATTGATTGCACTTAAATCATTTATTTCTCAAGTAGCTGATAATTTAGTATTCGAACAAAATACTATAGCAACAAGAAATAATTTCTTATCTCAAGTTAATCCATATTTAGCATCAGTACAAGAAAGACAGGGTCTTTTTGCTTTCAAAGTTGTAATGGATGAAACAAATAACACACCAGATGTTATAGATAGAAATCAATTAGTAGGACAAATATTCTTACAACCAACAAGAACAGCAGAATTTATTATTCTTGATTTCAATGTATTACCTACAGGAGCAGAGTTTCCAGAATAAAAAATAAGTTCTTAGATATTTATAATAAAGATTAAAATATAAAACATGCCAGTACTAGATAGTAACGAAATATTTTTTACCGCGTTTGAACCTAAACAGAAGAATAGATTTATTATGTTTATGGATGGTTTTCCAACATTTATGGTTAAAGGTGTTGGAGCTATCACAGTTGAGAACGGAGAGGTAAAACTTAATCATATTAATGTATATAGAAAAGTTAAAGGAACAACTACATGGGGAGATGTTCAAATAACTCTATATGATCCGATTACACCATCAGGTGCTCAAGCTATTATGGAATGGGTTCGTTTACATCACGAATCAGTAACTGGTAGAGATGGATATTCTGATTTTTATAAAAAAGATTTAACATTTAACGTTCTTGGTCCTGTAGGAGATATTGTATCTGAATGGATTATGAAAGGTGCATTTATTAAAACAGCTAACTTTGGAGATTATAACTGGGGAGATGAAAACGCAGCTCAAGAACTTACAATGACAGTAGGAATGGATTACTGTGTATTAAACTTCTAAGATTAATTTAAAGGTTTTAAAAAATAGTTTTAAAAAATAAAATTTATGGCAACAACTAAATTCCCATCTGAGATCGTATCTCTTCCTTCTAAAGGTGTATTATATTCTAAAGATTCTCTACTTGCTAAAGGAGAAATAGAGATGAAGTATATGACAGCTAAAGAAGAAGATATTCTTACAAATCAAACTTATATTGAAAAAGGTATTGTAATTGATAAATTAATTAAATCCTTAATAGTATCAGACATTAACTATGATGATCTTTTAACAGGAGATAAAAATGGTATAATGATTGCAGCTCGAATTCTTTCATATGGTAAAGAATATACTTTTACTATGAATGGAGAACAATACACAGTAGATTTAACTGATTATAAAGAAAAAAAGTTACATTCTGAAGTTAAAAAAGGTATTAATAATTTTTCATTTACCTTACCATATTCAAAAATACCTGTTACATTTAAGCTGTTAACTCACAAAGATGAACGAAATATTGAGCAGGAAATTAAATCTCTTAAAAGAATAAAATCTTCAGAAAGTTTTTTATTATCAACTAGATTAAAGCATATGATTACCTCAGTTGGAGATCAAGATGATAGTAAAACTATTAGAGAATTTGTTGATAAAGAATTGCTTGCAATGGATGCTAGAGCATTAAGAAAATATGTAAAAGAGATATCACCAGATATGGACTTATTTTTTTTTACAGAAGGAAGCGATAAATCTATCAGCCTCCCAATTACTATCCAGTTCTTTTATCCTGACGTCGAGTGAGGCATTAGAGTATAGAAAAAATCTTTTTACAGTAATACATCAGATTGTATTTCATGGTAATGGTGGATACGATTTTGATACTGTATATAATTTACCTATGTGGTTAAGAAAATTTACTTATCATGAAATAAAAAATTATTATGATAAGGAGAAAGAGCAATATCAAAAAGCTAGTAGGGGAAATAATACTACTACATTAGTTAATCCAGATGGAACTATAAATAAACGAGAGTTTAAAAACGCTCAACCTAGAGCTCCAATTTATAAATAATTTATTTGCTAGATATTTATTATTATGGCATTAACACCAGAACAACAAAAAGTATTAAATAAATTATTAGCTGAAGGTTTAATTACTCAAAAGCAA